GGGCAACAAAGTAGCTATGTCAAAATGAGATGGTTAGTATTAGCCTTATTATTATCTGGTTGCGGCATATCCAGTCTAATTCCCTTCGGGGGTGGTGGAACAAATGTTGCCGCAAACACACAAGTGGGACAAGAGAACTACCAAGGCGTGACGACAAGCGTTGATAAGTCAGTCAGGCCAGTCCTCAGACCAGAAGGGCCTGTAGAGACTGTACAACAGGACAACAGTACGACAAACAATACTGAGATAGACCCACTCATGCTAATCCTTTTGGTGCTTGGGTGGCTTGCTCCTAGCCCTAATGAGATAGCTAGAGGAATAAGAAGTCTGTTCACGAGAAAGAAACGGACACTATAAAACTAAAGAACCCCCCTAGGTTAATTCCTAGGGGGGCTTTTTTGTGTCTATTGTTCTGCTATGCCTAACTTATTCATGCACATAGCAGTACCTTCGTACAGCATTTCTATGTCTTTTTCTGTCTTACCTATTCGATACAAGGCCCAAGCGTTGAACCCCATACTTGCAATTAGTAAACCTTCGTATACGCTCATTTGCGCTCCTGTTGTTGAATTAGTGCTTCCAGATACCATCTGGCTTTCTTTAGGTCCTCTACGCCATTCTTGTATCGCCATCGGTGTAGATACTTAGCTACATTCCCACGGTAGTACCCTGTTAGTTCATCGTCTGACAAAAAATCCTTTATGTACTCAATACACTCTATAGAGCCTTGTCCATAGTGTGCAGGTTTGTTTACGTTGTCACGTTCCATAGATCGTTGCCGTTCCTCTATTGTCATAGGTGTTATCACAGGTGCTTCGTGCCAGTTACTCATAGGTTCTCCTTCATAAAGACCTTAACCCATTGTGCGCAGATGTCAGAACGTATAATGTCCTCGACACCAAACTCAATGATGGGTACAGGCAGTAGATGCTTCTTAGCTAGATGGATTACCTTAGACAAACCATCTGTCTCTTTTAAGTCAGATTGTTGCGAATCACCATTAAGGACAATAGTAGTACCTTCTCCTACCCTAGTCAACAACATTTTAAGTTCGTGTGTTGTTATGTTCTGTGATTCATCTACAATCACAAAGGCATTATCGAAGCTACGCCCACGCATGAGTGCAAGAGGTGCCATTTCAATGTTACCATTCTTGACCCCTGTTTCCACCGCACCCTTACCCAAATGCTTTTCCAGTACGTCTAACACAGGTAATGCCCAAGGCTTAGTCTTTTCCTCTAGGTCACCCTTGAGGTATCCAAGTTCCTTACCTACGGCAACGTGAGGTCTTGTGATGACGATTTTATCAATTTCTTTCGTCGTGTAGAGGTCGGCAGCATAAGTCGCCGTAACATACGTTTTCCCAGTTCCAGCAGGGCCAAGTATAAAGACCTGAGAACTTTCTTTAAGTGCATCCAACAATTCCTTTTGTTTATCTGTACGTGGCACAATCCCAGAGGTTTTCTTCTGGGTTGCACCTTTGTAATTTGTTTTTCGTCTGGTCTTTCTTGGCTTAACAGGAAAGTCTGTCACGTTGTCATCATCCATCTATATCAACCAGTTCTGCGGAAGTATACGGTATATGGAAGAACAGTTCACCCTTACGGATGTACCTACCCTTTGCTGTACCAAGACTCTCTTTCGTTAGCAATGTGTCTTTGATACGCCATGCTTTCTTCATGTCCTTGCGGAACACATAGAAGTTAAGAACACCGTTCTCTGACCCATGCTTGTCTAGGAGCCTCTGTTTTCGCTCAGGAATGCGTATTTCTGACCAGTGGGTAGGCCAGTCACCATCCCATGCTACCTTAACCTCTGCCTCGTTAAAATAGGTGTAGCCACCCTTCTGTGAGACAACATCAACGTAGTAGTTCTCTTCTGTGTTTACTATTGTGTGACCCTTCTTCTTTAGTAGGGACACCAATGCGTTCTTAGCAGGTTCGTCATAAGCCTCATACAAGGCACGACTAAATCTCTTTCGGGTTGTCATTTAAGTATTCTTTCAGTTCTGTGTATCCACCAATATGTTCACCTCTGAATGTCCAAATCTGCGGTACAGTCTTTATGTCTGCTTTCTTGAACAGGTCTAGTATCCACTTGCTTTCCTCTAGGGAGTAGTGGCTAACACTACCCCCCTTGGAATTGATAAGCTGTTTAGCCTTGTCACAATATGGACAGTTCCGTCTGCTTACCATTACGTACATCATGTCAGGTCTACAATCTCACAGCTATCCCCAGAACATGCCATAGTCTGCATACCTGCGGTGTTGTCCTCTTTCTCGTAGTCTGACAGTTTAGACCAGTCGATGTCTGTAGGCATGACCGACAACAACATCTCATAGTCTGATTTCTCACAGTCCTGATAAGGTGCCTGTTGATATGTATGGTCAGAGTGTGGCAAGAATGATACACCTGACATTTCGTCAAAGTGCTTGTACACAAACGCACCCACTTCAATCCACTCATCGTCACGAACTGAGACAGTCACTGATGGTTTATGCTCACACCACGCACGTTGATACGTTAGCCATGTCTCTAGTTGTTCAATGGCTGACATATCGTTACGTGTTACCGCACCTGATGGGGCTTTCTGTGGGAAGCTAAACACTGTTGTTGTGTCGGGCTTCATCACACAAGGCTCATTAGGTACACCTTGATCAATCAAGAATTGTGTAAGTGGGTCCTTATTGTCTCCACGCACCGTGCGGATGTAATAAGGGCTGTGACGAGCGTGTATCCCACTAGCAGAATCAACAAGTTGGGAGACAGTGCCACTAGGTTTGACACAAGTGATAGCAGCAGAAACAGGGATACCAAGACGTTCAGCCCATTCAGCATTAGTAGAGATAGCGACATTTTTTAGATGCTCCAAAGTTTTAGCCAAGCCAGCATTAGCACTGGTCATTAGCGGGTTGTCCATGATGCCTGTAAGGCTCACACCTAGCAGACGCTCTTCTTCCGTATTTACCTGCCAGTCCTTAGACAAGTATGGGAACTTTGTATAGGTAGACTGGATCGTACCTAGAATGGTTGCCTGACGTACCTTACGCTCAAGGTCCTCTAACGAATCAGTTGCACGTACTACAACTTCTGTCAAGTTGCAAAACTGCGCTGATCTCAAAATTATTTCCGAACATGGATTCGTGCCAAAGTTGTGTTCTGGATCACGTCTACCATTTTTAGCTGCTTGCTTTTGTGATGCTACACGGTTGAAGATACCACGTTCACCTGACTTACTTTCAATCAAGGCAGTCCACTCACGCATGAATGTCTCTGCATCTGGCTTATCAGTATAAGCGACAGAGTTGTTAGCCAAGGCACGATGTCCGTAGTTTTCCCACCACTGACCAGACTTAGCATGACGCATACGATCATCAGACAGGTTAGACAATGAGATCATAGCAGAGCGACGAACACCACCAACCACAACGATTTCACCAATCTTACACATGATGTCGTGACATTCGATTGACGACAGTTTGCGACCTTTTGCGACCAAGAACTTGTCGATAGTAAAGTTGAACAGATCAACCAAAGGTGCTGGACCAGATGCCCGACCACCAAAGGTCTTTAGTCGTGCGCCAGCAGGGCGTACTTTGGATACATCCCACTGTGGAATCTCACCTGACCACAACAACGCTAGAAGCTGACGATAGGCTTTAGCCCAACCCTCTTTACTGTCTTTCACTACGATTGTTGTATCAGACTTGAATAGCTTTTCTGGGACCTCTGGCAAGTTCTGGATGTACTGACGTTCAACACTGAACCCTACCCCTGTACCACACAACAGGATAAACATAGCCTCGTCGAAACGCTTAGGTTTGTCTACTGCTACATAAGAACAATTATACATACACGTATTGTCACGTGCTGATGCAGGTCCAGCAGTCATGACGGATCGCATAGATGGCATAACTTGTAGGTTTAGGATAGCATCACGAATGTCGTTGATGTAGCTATCTTCGCCTGTTAGTGGTTTAACGATATTGTCCATATAACGGTCAACTGTTTCTGACCATGACTCACGCTTGTCGCCAGTCCATCGGGCATAACGTGATAGTGCAATAAAGTTTTGATAGGGGGTAGGGAGCATATTGTTCATTCTTGTTCGTTTCCTCGTCCACGCATTGATTTATCTTCACCTAGCCAGACCAATCGGTCAATGTCTGCACGACTGATACCAATGTCTGCTAGTTCTCTGTCTGTTAGTCTGTTTAGTTCCTTAATTACACGACGATGTTCTCGCCATGTTGCTTGGTAGTTGATCCAACGCCACCACCATTTCATTATAGTTTTCACCTTTTATCTCCATTTCCACTGAGGACCCCACGTTGTTTGCGATCCTGTAACTTCTTTAAGTTGCTTGCAGCAAGGTCTGACATACTGACATTTAGATCACGACATAATGCTGCAATGTACCACAAGCAGTCACCTACCTCGTCAGTAATAGCCTCACGGTCAAACTTACCGTCACGTAATATCTTCTTGACCTTGTTGGCTACCTCACCAGCTTCTGCTGCTAGTCCTAATGCAGGGTAGATAACTTGATGTTCATGTTTGTATATGGCAGTCTGTGCGGCTGCTTTCTGGTATACATTCATTTCCATCTCAGTCTGACTAAAGTACTCAAACGCTTCTATATCTTCTCTACTAATCATTCAATCAACCTTCCATAAAACTCTGTCGGACCCCTGTGATGCTTGTCAAAAAGATACCAACAACAGTTATCCTTGCCTGTGTTTTTTGAACCCTCTATCCACTTAACCCTGCCAACACTTACAATCTTGGCGCAGTAAGTAATAAGCATTGACGACTGTTTTGTATGCGCCCAATCTGCATCGAATAGTAACCATGTAGGTGCTATATCTATGTAGTGGTCTATGAACGCATGTAGAAACTTTCGTTCCCACGGTGGGTTAGTGATGCAGTAATCTATCTCCGAATTACCAAAGTCTAGTTGTAATGCATCACATTGGTGTATGTCGTGACGTTGTGGTTCAATGTCTGAGGCAAACATGCAATCGGCATGACCATCTGTTAAGTTGTACAGATGCTCTACCAATCTACCATCACCTGCACAGGGTTCTATGTAGTCAAACCCCTCTTGCGGTAAGTGGTCTATGAGAGGCTCTACAGCTTCTATAGGTGTCGGATAGTAGTCTCTAGCTACCCTAGCAAAGTCAGATCGTTTACCCATCAGTGTACCGTCATTTCTTCTGCCATACCCATGTCAACTGTAGCATACTCTGCAAGCGCAATAGCCTCTTCTTCTGACAGGTTATTGTCATTCATAGCACGACCAACCAAAAGATACTTAGCTTGGTTTCTAAGGTTTTCAATGTTATCCTCTTGCTCAAGCATGTCATAGACTTGGATGTAATCGCTAAGTGCCATTAAGCCATTCCTCTGGTATAGATTTATCTGCGTACATAAACCCATGCTTATCGCACCAGTCTGCATACGTGCTTTTAGCACCCTTGTATAGTTTAGCTCTAGAGTTCTGAAACACAAAACGTATGTCTAACTTTGGGTGTTGTCTCTTAATTAGCAAATGTTTTTTTCTATCTGCTGTAGTAAACCGTCCCTTAGTTTCGACTATAATATACCCTTTCTTGAGTATGAAATCTGGGGTATAGGTACGAGTTTCGTGAACGTCATACTTAACTTTGACACTCTCGTACTCATACCCAACCCCCGCTTCGTTTAATTCTTTAGCAACTCTTTCCTCTAAACCAGAACGCCAGCCATGTTTTATTGCCTGTTGTCTGGTGGTTCCCATATTTCTCCTTCCGTCCTTCGTAGCCAGAGTAATCTAGCGTTTTCTACTACACGGTCTACGTCACCATCGTAGGCTTTTAAGACTGCATCCCAAAGGTCTGGCTCAGTATCGACACCATCAAGCATCTTATCAGCAGTCTTTGGTCCTACACCCTTTAGGCCAACAATGTTGTCTACAGGGTCACCTGTCAGTATTTGAGTATAGAAGAACTTAATTCCCTCGTCGGGGGTTACCCTCTTCATTACGTCTTTAACAGGGTTGTAGTGCCAGCATGGAACTTGAAGCATGTCTTTATCTATAGAGACAATAGTACAGTCATAGTCTAACCGTGTTGCCTCAATAGCTAAACAATCATCTGCCTCTTGTTCCACACTAACCACTGCATCCCAGTCAGATATCATATAGTCACGTATGTATTGAAGGTGCGTAGGTTTTTCTCTTTGTGACCTATTTCCCTTGTACGGATGCGACTTTGCAATATCATGTCTGAACTGGTAACCACTACAAGTTAAGTAAACCTGATACTTTGAAAACTCGTAAGGCAGTTGAGACACACGCTCAATACCCATTCGTAATAAAGTATCAATGCAGTCT